ACTATTTTCCCTCCCCGAATGAGCCGATTTGATCCACCCACAACCGAAAGGCCTAAGTCATGACCGAAAAGAAACCTGAACAGCCAGACATTAAACCAATGGATATCTACCTATCGTTAAATTCTGCATTATCAGTAGCCAATTGGATCGCCCCAAGTGATGTAGCTGCAATCACGTTAGCCCGGCGGATGGCTAAGGCATTGGATACGGCTTTTGACATGGGCGCAGACATTAAAGACATAACAGCCTTGTCTGGTAAGTTATTAACTGTCTTACAACAACTACATCTAACTACGGAAACACGTACTGCCAGTAAACAAGAGGAGAATGACGGGACAGCCTATGTCGGAGATTTCTTACGGCTTGTCAAAACCAAGAATCCAAAGCCCCCCGCTAAAACTGCCCAGCGCCGGCAAGCTAGTAAGCCAACTGGCTGATGAATTAGGTGTACCTTTACTGCCTTGGCAGGAATACGTCTTAAATGATGCGCTTAAGATAAACCCAAATGGCACATGGGCAAGATCGCAAGTGGGCGTTCTTGTAGCCAGACAAAATGGCAAGACTCACATGATGCGTATGCGTATCCTTGCCGGGCTATTTATTTTTGGTGAAAAAAGCACTATTGCCATGTCACAAACAAGGCAATTATCACTGGATACATTCAAGCAAACTGTGGACATGGCTGAAAGCCTTGATTGGATGCGTAAGCGAATTAAACGGGTATCCCGGACTAACGGGCAAGAGGAAATTGAAGTCTATTGTCATCACTATCCTAAATCATGTGGCGGTAAATGTGAGCGCTTACGTAAATACGCAATTAGAGCTGCTACATCGGAAGGCCCACGTGGTTCTACAGCCGATCTACTTTATGTGGATGAATTAAGAGAAATTGACGAGGCAACTTGGGCAGCCGTTACACCGATCACCCGAGCAAGGCCAAACGCTCAAGTGTTTTGGACATCAAATGCTGGCGATCTAAATAGCAAGGTTTTAAATGAACAAAGGCGTAGAGCCTTAACTTTTGATTCACCAAGAATGGGTTATTACGAGTACAGCGCCCCACCCGGATCAGATGTAAATGATGAACATGCATGGTCAATGGCTAATCCCGCTATGGGCTACACGATTACAAAAGAAAACATTAAAGATGCTTCAATCTTTGATACAAAAGATGCTTTTAAAACTGAAACTTTATGTATGTGGGTAGATGCCATTGATTCACCATGGCCAATGGATGCATGGAATGAGGGCGAAAAGGAAATAAGCCTTGAGGATGATCTACCTACATGGATGGCTATTGATCTCTCATTTAATCGTGAATTAGCCTGTCTAGTTACCATCCAAGAGCGCCCGGAGGGCATGGCTGTATTCCTACACGAATGGAAACGCGAGGGAGGAATAAATGATCTTGAACTTACAGGTGAACTGGCTACACTAGCTCGTAGATACCGACCTAGAAAATTTGCTTATGATCCAAATACTGCCGGGTACATAGCACCACGATTAGCACAAGCCGGGATAGCAACCGAACCTACGCCATGGGCATCAGCTGGATTTGCTATTAGTTGCGATCAAACTTTAAATGCTATGCAGTCAGGCAAATTTATTCATCCCGGACAAGAAACTTTACATAGTCATTTAGTGTCATGTGCAAGACGGCCAGCATCAGATGGTGGATGGCGTATTGCGCGTAGAGCTGCACAAGTACCGATTACAGCTGCAGTGGCATTAGTTATGGCAGCGGGTCATGCTTGTGCGCCACAACAGAGTGTGACTATCATTAGTGCTTAAGGGCTACTTGGCAGTACCTTAATGTGCGGGTTAGTCACTCCTATCACTAACCCGCACATTCTCCGACACGCGCTTAGATGCTTGATTGTCACACATTTATGAGATAATGAAGTATGGGATTTATTGATTTCTTGCTTGGCACAAATCTTGACAAACCACAGGTAGAAGCTAAAGCGGGCGTAGTAGTCCCTTATTACCAAGATGCATTTAGTGCATTTAACGTATTTAGAATCAATCGCGGCGATGCCATGCAAGTCCCAGCTGTAGCCCGGGCGCGAAACATTATTTGCGGAACTATTGGAACACTGGGCCTAAATGCCTATAACGATGTAACTTATGCCAAAATCGAAGGTCGCTCATTACTTAAGCAACCCGATCCAGCACTGCCATTATGTGTAACAATTACTTGGACATGTGAGGATTTACTATTTCATGGCCATGCGTTTTGGTACGTATTGGCCGTATCGCCAGAGGATAGCCGACCAACACAGGCCCGGCGAATTGATCCATTACGGGTTACATTTACAACTGATTTAAATACTCAAGAAATTGTTAATGGCTTTTACCTAGATGGAAACTTATGCCCGCCAGTAGGTGTTGGATCGCTAATCATGTTTAGCGGCATGGATGAGGGCATATTAAATCGTGGTGGTAGGACAATTTCCACAGCTCTTAAATTAGAAGAAGCCGTACAACGTATGGCAACCGAACCTAACCCAACAATGGTTATCAAGAATACTGGCGTTGATTTACCGCCAGAACAGGTTTCAAGTCTTTTAGCATCATGGAAACAAGCCCGATCTACTCGCTCAACCGCCTATTTATCTGGACCACTTGATGTAACTACTTTTGGTTACGATGCTGGGCAGATGCAGTTGAGCGAGTCCAGACTTAATACAGCCAGCGAAATTGCTCGTATGTGCAATATTCCGGCATGGTACTTAAATGCCGAGAGCGCTAGCGCTACTTACTCCAATGTGTCAGCTGAACGCCGTAGCCTTGTAGATTTCAGCCTTTCACCAATCATGCATGCGATTGAGGAAAGACTAAGCATGAACGACCTAACCCCACGAGGACAGGTCTGTAAATTTGATCTAGATGATTACTTACGAGGTAATCCATTAGAGGAAATACAAGTCTTAACAGCCATGCTTGATGCAGGTCTTATCAATGTTGATGAGGCTCGCGCTGAAATGGATTTAGCACCGAGAGGAAACCCAAATAATGCAGCTTAACTTTGAGGGCCAAATTATGGCCGCTGATACAGTTACCAGAACCATTGAGGGATTAGTAGTTCCTTTTGGCAAGGTAGGTAACACATCTGCCGGGCCTGTGCGCTTTGAGTTTGGCGCATTTGGCGAAATAGATGCCAGCCAAATTGTGCTTAATAAAGAGCATCAGCGAACTGATCCCTTAGGTCGCGGAGTTGCTGGATCAGAAAAAGTAACACCAGCAGGAATTTCAATGGCCTTTAAAATTGCACCTACAAATGCAGGTAATGATGCACTTGTAGAAGCATCCGAGGGATTACGCCCGGCATTCAGTATTGAAGCCAGCGTTAATGAATACACAATAGAAAAGGGAGTTATGGTAGTGAGTTCAGCCAATCTCGATGCGGTGGCTCATGTCACCAGTCCGGCATTTGCCGATGCCCAGATTTCTCAGGTCGCAGCTTGCGATTCTGAGCCAGAAACCACCGAAGCCGAAACCCCGGTAGAGGAAAACCCACAGGAGAAAACAGTGGAAGAAACAACCGCACCAGTTGCAGACGAAGTTACCGCAGCCGCGGTAGTTGTCGCTGCAGCACCAGTGGCATACACACAGCCACGATCACCAATCAATAGCCAAGCTTCGTACTTGGAACACAGCATCAAGGCCAAAATGGGCAACCATGATTCAGCCCAGTATGTAATGGCAGCTGACGATTCATTCAGCACCAACCCTGCATTCAAGCCAACACAGTATTCCTCACAGGTAGTTGATACCTTGATCGGATCTCGCCCGGCTATCGATGCAATCGGTACTCGCGCACTTCCAAACGCAGGTATGACCATCGCACATCCAAAAATCACAACTGCAGGAACTGTTGCACTAACAGCCGAAGGTGATGGCCCATCCGAAACCGGCATTGTTTCCAGCTACGTTAATCTAACCGTTAACAAGTACGCAGGACTACAGCGCTACTCGGTAGAACTTATTGAGCGTTCTGATCCATCATTTTTCCAAGCGATGATCGACAACATGACTCGCGCCTACAACAAGGCAACTGATGCAGCTGTAATTTCTGCATTAACTTCGGGTGGAACACAGGCATCAACAACTGCTGCATCATCTGATGGCATCATTTCATTCGTATCAACTGAAGCCCCAGCCGCTTACCTAGCGACTGGCGAACTTGCAACTGCATACATCGCTGGTACTTCCCAGTGGTCGTTGTTGCTTGGTGCTAAGGATTCAGGTGGCCGACCAATCTACAACGCATACAATCCACAAAACGCAGCTGGCCAGTCCACGCCAACTTCTTTGCGAGGAAATGTGCTTGGGCTCGATCTCTACGTGGATGCGAATGCAGTATCAACAACTATTGATGAATCAGCATTTATTGTTGTGCCATCATCTGTTGCAATCTACGAAAGCCCAGTCCTACGTATGTCCACAAACGTAGTCACAACCGGCGAAATCGAAACATCAATCTACGGCTACATGGCTGCAGGCGTTTTGGTTGCCGGTGGCGTTCGCCGCTTTAACTTGACCTAAGGTCTAGTTAGTTAGAAGTGTGGGGGGTGCGGCCCTGTGCCCCCCACACACTTACCAATCTTTTAAGGAGTCATGATGGCACTAATTACACTAAGCGAGCTAAAAGCCGTACTTGGTATTGGTGACATTTACGCTGACTCAATTGTGCAAGAGGTTGCCGATTCAGCTGAAAACATTCTTTTGTCTTTGCTGACTAAAAACCAATGGGGCGTAGTCGCACATGAGCGTACTAACCTAGTAAACACAATTACAACTGATCGCCCACATGACTGCTATGTAGGGCAAACAGTGGTTGTATCCAACAGTGGTAGTAACTTCAATGGATCAAAAGTTTTGACAGCCGTTACTGCCTACACAATGTCCTATGCTGGTACTGGCGCTGATTATCCAAATCATAGGATTCGCCCGGTTGGAACTGTAGCCGCGACCCAATACATTGACTACTCAACAATCCCTGAAGTACGTCAGGCAGCGTTAGCAATTGCAGCTGACATTTGGATTACTCGTACAGGCACATTAGGCCAATCTGGCGTAGATTTTCAAAGCCCTGCCCCATATCGTTTAGGCCGTTCGTTATTTACTCGAGTTTCAGGCCTTATTGGTAAGTGGATGGATACCGATGGGATGGTTGGCTAATGGCTAATTTAGTTACCCAGCGCAACGCTATTGCTTCATCCCTTGCAGCTGCCGGGCGAGTAGTTTTGGCTTACCCAGCCGAAAATATTACCCCGCCAGCATTAGTGCTTGTGCCGGGATCACCGTATTTAGAGCCACAGGTAATCGGTGGCGCAAATAAGCGCGTAAACATGCGCTTTGATCTAACGGCTATTGTTAATGCAGCTGATAATCAGGCAGCGTTAGCAAATTTAGAATCCTTGATGCTGGCAACACTTACAGCCTTACCCGCTGGAGTAGTTATTGGATCATGGTCACAACCCACAGTCACGCAGGTCGGAAACGCCGACATGTTAATAAGTCAAGTCAGCATCGAGCTGGCGACCACAACAAGTTAAGGAAATAAAATGGCTACTACCGCTATCACTGGCCGGTCGCTTACACTAACGATCGGTGCAAAGACATACGCAGATCAAGGCGCATCTGTCACATTAAACCTAGACAACAACCAGCAAGTATTAGAAACTCTTGCAGGTCGCGCTTACAAGACCGTTGATTACTCTGGAACATTAGACATCGAAATGTTTGCTGATTGGGGAGTTGCTGGAGGACTATGTGCCCAATTATGGGATGCCGCTAAGTCTGCCCCGGACACATCACTTTCATTCTCATTCGTTGCCGGTGCAACCAGCACTATTGCTGGCAAAGTATTTCCAGCGTTTCCACCACAAGGCGGCGCAGCTACAGATGTACTAACTACATCAGTTTCACTTGTAATTGATACATCCTCCGCAATCACACGCACTTAATGAATAGAACAGGGCAACCCTTATGAAATACAAAGTAACAACACAACAGGGCAATAACTACATAGTGAGCGATGATCCAGCATGGCTTTGGATTACCTTAGAACGCGATTTGGGATACACATTAACTCAAGCGCAGGAAAAGATGAGTCTTGGCAGTCTAGATGTCATTACCTACATTCTGTATTTAGCAGCTGTAGCAGATGAAAAAACAGATTACAAGACTCATGAGGGTTGGGTTAAGAATGAGTTTGAAACATTTGATGTGGTGAACGATGACCCAAAAGACATCCCAGAGGCAGCATCAATCGACACTTAATTGCGCTGGCCGTTAATACGGGGATCGCATTAGGTGACTTGAAAGAATGGTCGCTCACAGACATTGAAACAGCATATGAGCTGATAGCAGAAAGGAATGGAAATGGCTGAAACAAGAACTAGCATCACCATTAAACCAGACCTTGGTGACTATAACGCGCTTCTTAAAGTTTTGAATTTAATGGATAAAGAATCAAAAGGCGCATTAAAAGATGATGTAGCTGCAATTAGCCGTTGGACTGCTCAAGGAATGATCTATTCATCTTATGGCGCGCTAATGCCTAAACAAGCGGCCATTGTTGCTGCAACTATTCGTCCGGCAAGAGATCGCATCCCAACTGTTTACATTGGTGGTGCGAAAGGCCGCGCATCTGGCGGGGCTAATGCTGGCCAGTTATTGTTTGGTAATGAATTTGGTGGAGAGCGAAATGCAAAAGGAAGCCTTTCATCATTTCCTAATGGCGGATACCGATTCCCAGAGCGATCTGATCGTGAGGGTAGAGGTAATAAAGGCTATTGGATATTCCCTGCACTAAAAGATATGCAACCTACAATCAGAAAACGCTGGGATGATGCAGTGCAAAAAGTCTTAAATAATTGGGCAAGGACAAGTTAATGGCTGATACACGTACACTCAAACTTTCACTCCTTGCTGATGTTGCAAAATTTACAGATGGAATGAATAAAGCCGAAAATGATACTAAAGGCTTA